CCGACATGACATACACAGTAACCTCAAAGCGAGAAGTCTGCGGCAAGACCACAGGCGACACAATCACCGCAAAAGAATTGCAAGATGCAGGAGTCAGCGCAGAAACTCTGATCGCCGGCAACCACATCAAAGCAAGCAACACAGCACCACAAATCCCATCCATCAAAACAGAAACAGAAGAAGGAGCGACAAAATAATGCCTCGCATAGTTCTCACTAACGCATTTATCTCCGTCGGCGGAGTGGATCTGAGCGATTTGGTCGCATCAGTAACACTCTCGGAAACATTCGACGTCGTCGAAACCACCGCATTCTCATCAACAGCCGCAAAGACACGTGTGGCTGGATTAGAAGACAATTCAATCACCCTGGAATTTCACCAGGACTACGCAACCAGCGAAGTGGAGCAGACAATCTATCCACTTCTCGGAACACCAGCAGCAGTGATCGTCAAGCCAAACGGCTCCGCCACTGGCGCATTCAATCCAAGTTATACCTGCTCTGCTATTATTTCAGAGTGGACTCCGATCAACGGATCCGTCGGTGAATTGGCAACAGCAAGTGTGACTTGGCCAGTAACCGGAGCAATCACAAAGGCGGTCGTATAATGCCAAGACTTGTACTAACAAACGCATCCGTTGTATTTGGAAGCACCGATCTCTCGGATTATATTTCGAGCATCTCTCTAAATTCAACATTTGATATCGTCGAAACCACTGCATTCGGAAACACCGCAAAGACACGTGTGGCCGGACTTGCAGACAATTCTGTGACGTTTGAATTTCACCAGGACTATGCAACAGGAGAAGTAGAACAAACAATCTATCCACTTCTCGGAACAGCAGTCAGCGTGGTAGCAAAGCCAGTCGCAGGAACAACAACATCAATCAATCCACAATACGCATTCTCGGCGCTTGTTTCAGAATGGACTCCGATCAACGGATCCGTCGGTGAATTAGCGACAGCAAGTGTAACTTGGCCGATCTCCGGCGCAATTACGAAGACAACAACCTAAAGAAAGTAGGGGGAAAAGATGGATGGATTAAATATCAAAGTCAAGACGACTGATGGCGTGGAAAAAACGTTCTCATTGCGTCCACGCATCATCGTCGACTTTGAACAGAAGTACGGCAAAGGCCTAGCCAAACTTATCGGCGAAGAGCAGAAGCTCGAACATATCTATTATCTCGGGTGGCTTGCACTTAGATCCAACGGAGTCGTAGTCAAACCCTTCGGCCCGGACTTCTTAGATACGCTCGAAGGAGTGCAACTAGATACAGACCCAAATTCCGAATCCACAGAGATAGCCTGACCTATTCAATAGCAGCAGTTTCTGTGGAAACAGGACTAGATCCGATTTCATTATTGGATGCACCAGATGGCATCCTTGAAGCGATCGTGATTTATCTTAAAGAGAAAGCAAAGGCGGCAAACAAACATGGCAAATGACGTCGTAGTAATTAACGGCATCAAAGAAACCACCGCCGCCTTGAAGAAGTTCGACAAGGACGCAGCTCGTCGCCTGACCAAAGTAATCAACGACGAGCTGCGTCGGGCCGAAGGCGATGCCAAAGACCAGATCCCAGACAAGCCCCCCATGAGTGGATGGCGCACAGTGGCAGCAACGAAGCCCCGAAAGGGCGTCAGAGGTGGCCAGGGCTGGCCAGCATGGGATCCGCAAGCCATTCGCCAGGGAATCGTTAAAACTCGTACAGAAGGGCGCGTGAGGTCGGATTACACCACCAGCGCCGGCGCACTCTTCAACAAGACCGCCTCGGGCGTTATATTCGAAGTAGCAGGACGCAGGACACCAGGGCAAGGAACAGGACGCCAGCTCATCAACGTCATGAATGACCGCTTCCGCAAAGCCAGCCGAGGAATATGGGCCGTCATTGATCGCGATCGCCCCAGGATTTATGCCAATATTAGAGCCGCAATGAATGACGCAGAGAAGACCCTGCAAGCCAATCTAAATAAAGAGAAGGGATAACCGAGCATGGCAATAGGCGCAGTAACCGCCCGGATTATCACCCAATACTCAGACAAGGGCAGCAAGGCAGCAAGCCGCGATATCAACAAGCTCGGAAAATCTTTCGACAAATTCGCAGGCAAGGTAGGCAAGGCGTTCGGCATAGCAGCAGCAGCCAGCGCCGCATTCGCAATCAAGATCGGCACAGATGCCGTCAAGGGCGCGATGGCAGACCAGAAACAGCAAGTCGCTCTCGCAACTGCGCTACGCAATACAACAGGAGCAACAAACGAAGCGATTGCTGCCACAGTCAAATACCTAGATGCTAAAGAATTATCAGTGGGCGTAGACAATGAAGAATTGATTCCATCTCTTCAAACTTTGGTACAAGCAACCAAAGACGTCACGCAAGCGCAGATACTACAAAATCTTGCCCTGGATATTTCTGCCGGAACCGGTAAAAATTTAGAAGCGGTTTCACTTGCACTCGCCAAAGCACTCGGCGGCAACGTTGGCGCACTTACCAGACTCGGCGTCCCACTTGATGCAGCAGCAGTAAAGTCCAAAGACCTCAATGCAATCCTGCTATCACTTGGCGAAACTTTTGCAGGGCAGGCAGGCAAACGCGCTGAAACCTTCGAATTTAGAATGATGCGTTTACAGTTAGCCTTTAACCAAGTCCTCGATCAACTGGGATACGCATTCATTCCAGTCTTGGAGAACTTCGCTCAAATTTTAATGACGAAAGTTATTCCGGCGGTTCAAACATTCATAAATGAGAATGGAGAGAAACTTGTCGGGGCTTTAAGTCAAGCGCTCAAAGCGATCCTCGGCTTTGGATTCACTCTCTTTAAAATATTTTCATTCGTAGCAAAGAATAAAACAATCTTTCTATCACTCGGCGCGATATTTGCAGCAACCTTCGTAGCAGCCAAAGTGATCGCATTCGTTACAGCGATACAGGCACTGGTCAAGGCTTATCAAGCAATCCGAGCCGCCGCACTTGCAGCAGCAGCAGCGCAGGCAGTGGCAACAGGCGGCCTTTCATTAGCAGCCGCAGCCGCCGGCCTTGCCGCATTCACTCTGACACTTGGCGGCCTTTATGTTGCAACCAGAACTGCTAATAGTCAGATGTCAAAACTAGAAACCACCGGCGAGGATTTAGAATTTACATTTGATGGATTAGATAAAAGCACCGATGGCTTTATGAAAGAACTAGGTGGCCTCAATATCAATCTGGGCAAAGTAGGAAAGTCTACGAAGGCCGTCACAGCCGCAGACCTCAAACTTATTCAGACACAGAAGGCGCTGGCAAAATTGCGCAAATTAGGTGTCACGCCAACCACAGAAACAGATCCGATCCAGCTCGAAGCAGCGCGCCTGAACCTTGTAAAGCAAGCAAACGTTCAAGAAGCAGCACGCGTCCAGGCAATCCTTGAAAATCTATCAGCGCAACTCAAGGCAAACGAAGCAATTAAGCGATACACAGACCTGCTCGGCGTTGTTGCAGATTCCAGAATTTCACCAGAAGAAGTAATCGTCCTATCCCAGAAGTGGGGCATTAGCAAAGAAGCAGTGGTCGCATACACCAGCGCAATCTTCGCAGTCAACGACGGCAAGATCACCACAAAGGAAGTCGACGCACTCGCAGCGCAATGGGGCGTCACAAAGGGGCAGGCGCAGGTTTATCTAGATTTCTTCTCAGCCCTTAACGACGGCAAACTTTCAGATGAAGAGATAAACAAGCTCGCAACCAAGTGGGGGCTAACAAACAAAGAAGTCGCCGATTACGCAAAGAAAATAGCAGACGGCGTCACGCCTTCTGCACTTTGGCCTACACCGGGCAATCAGGCAGAGAAGTCATGGAAGGACGCGCTCGCAGCTCTCAACGCCTACGTTGCAGCTTCAGGCGCAAAGATCGCAGCACCGACCGTTCCAGCGCCAGTACCAGGCACGCCGCTACCGCCAGGATTCACCCCCGTCATACCTTCAACACCAGGGGCGAAGAAGCCAGGAGAGCCAGGCTTTATCGGGCCAGTCGCTCCGAAGGCAACGCCAGCACCGACACCAGCGCCGCAGACACAGTCAGATATTCAACGATTCCTCACGAGTAGAGGCTTGATCGCGATGGCCACCGGCGGCATCGTTACCAGCCCCACAGCAGCGCTGATCGGCGAAGCAGGGCCAGAGGCCGTCATTCCACTCGACCGCATGGGATCGATGGGCGGATCTACGATCAACATCGTTGTAAACGGCAGCGTGACAAGCGAAGGCGATCTCGTGAATTCAATTCGCAACGCCATCCTGCAAGGCCAGAATAACGGCCAGGCGATCACGAAGACAGCGATCCAACTCTAATGGCAGGCATTCCGCAGCTCGGAGCCACGATCGACTTCACAAACGGCCCGGCATTTATTTCTAGCGCCTTCACACTTGACGATCCAGTGAAGGGCCTACTAGGAACAGGGCAACTCGCAGACGCCGATGACTCGGTCGACATTTCCAGCATTATCCTGCGCTCATCGATTCGAAGAGGGCGCAACCGCATCCTGAATAAATTCGAAGCAGGAACGGCCGTCGTCGAGATCAAGGACGAAACAGGCGACTGGAACCCGGCCAATACAGCAGGGCCATACTTCGGCAAGCTCGTACCCTTGCGCAAAATAAGAATCTTCGCAGATTACGAAGGCGTCCGTTATTATCTTTTCTCAGGCTTTATCACCAGCTATGACACCACATTCGCGATCGGAACCGATGAAGTTTCTAGAGTGATCCTGCAATGCGTCGATGGCTTCCGCCTTCTCAATAACGCAGCGATCAGCACAGTGCCAGATACCGGAGCCGGGCAACTAAGCGGAACGCGCATCAATAAACTGCTCGACGTCGTCGATTGGCCACTTTCACAAAGAGATATCAACGCCGGCGATAGCACCATGCAGGCAGATCCAGGAACAGCAGATAGAACCGTCCTTGAAGCGATTCAGACGGTAGAAAATAGCGAATTCGGTGGCTTCTTCCTAGACGCCGAAGGAAATGCAACCTTCTATTCAAGAACCACAGTCAGCCAATACGCAGACTCAACACCGACAGTTTTCAGCGACGACGGCACAGGAATCGGATACGCCCAGATTGACCTAGCCTTCGATGACACCTTGATCGTAAATAACGTTTCAGTCCAAAGGCTAAATGGCACGAATCAAGTGGTCAGCGACCAGACGTCGATCGATAACTATTTCATTCACTCAGGAGCAAGAACCGGCATTCTTGTGCAGACAGATACAGAGGCGCTGAATCAGGCGACGATGATCTTGGAATCACGCAAAGACGCAACCCTACGCATCGACTCCATGACCCTGAACCTTGTCGACGACGGCCAGGAAGCAAGAAACATCGCAGGCCTTGATCTGGAGATATTCGACCTCGTCAACATCACGAAGGCGATGCCAGGATCGACATCGATCACCAGAGAATTATTCGTGCAAGGCATGCAGCACGACATAACAAGGACAACTTTCACCACTAAGATACTGACAAGCGAACCGATCATCCAGGCGTTTATTCTAGACAGCACAGTGCAAGGCATTCTGGACGTCGCAGGCGTCTTAAGTTACTAACAAGGAGATATCATGGCAGGAGCAGGCTACAAGTTATTCGCAACAGGAGATGTGCTCACAGCAGCTCAAGTGAACACTTTTCTGATGCAGCAGACGGTGATGGTATTTGCCGATTCAGCAGCTCGAACCACAGCCCTAAGCGGAGTATTGGCAGAGGGCATGGTTTCATATCTCCAGGACACAAACAGCCTCGAAGTTTATGACGGATCAGGATGGGTAGGAGCAACAGGCGATATCACAGCCCTAACAGCAGGAACCGGAATCACCATAACCAGCAACACTGGCCCAATTCCAACCGTTGCGATCAACACAGCCGTAACCGCAGACTTGACCACAGCGCAGACCTTGACCAACAAGACGCTGACGACCCCAGTCATTTCTTCAATTACAAACACCGGAACCTTGACCCTTCCGACTTCGACCGACACGCTCGTAGGACGCGCAACGACAGACACGCTGACAAACAAGACCCTGACCAGCCCAGTCATTTCCACGATCAGCAACACCGGAACTTTGACCCTTCCGACTTCAACCGACACATTGGTAGGAAGAGCAACCACAGACACGCTGACCAACAAGACGCTGACAACCCCGGTCGTCACGATTGCATTCAACGCACAAACTGCGGCCTATACCCTAGTGGCAGATGATGCTTCTAAACTTGTAACTGTGAGTGATACTGTTTCGAGAACCGTAACTGTTCCACCTTCAGTTTTCACTGCTGGTCAAATAATCAACGTGCAACGAATTGGCACTGGGGCAGTTCCATTCGCTGCTGGTGTTGGAGTAACAATTACTTCAACAGGTGCAAGCTCTGCTGCCCCAACACTTCGGGCGCGATATTCAGCAGCCTCTATTATATGCACCGCCTCAAATGTGTTTACCATCGTGGGGGATATTGCATAATGACTTTACTAGGAATCATTGCTTCACAGAATTATCCTCGAGAGTTTTCGCTGGACTACTTGGTCATTGCCGGCGGCGGTGCCGGTGGTAGTTATTACGGCGGCGGCGGCGGTGGCGGTGGATATAGAACATCAACGCTTTCAGTCAATCCATCGACGAATTACGCTTTGACGATAGGTGCTGGTGGTACAGGAAACAGTACTCAGGACTCAGCGACAAGCGGATCGAATTCTGTATTTTCTACAATCACCTCAACCGGCGGCGGTAAAGGTGGCGGATATCAACCTAGTGCCGGCGTTTATCGTGTAGGAACCGCAGGCGGTTCAGGCGGCGGTGGCGGCGGTGATAACGCGCCAAATAACGCTGGCGGCGCAGCTTCTCCATCTGGTGAAGGCAATGCAGGCGGTACAGGATACGGCCCATTGAACGGCGGTGGCGGCGGCGGTGGTGCAGGTGCAGCAGGTACGACCGCAACATCTGGAACTAACGGAACAGGCGGCGCAGGTTCTGCATCATCTATATCTGGCTCATCTGTAACCCGTTCAGGCGGTGGTGGCGGTTTTAGGACAGCAGCAGGCGGTTCAGGCGGCGGTGGTGCTGGTGCGCCAAATACGACAAGCGCTGGTGTTGCTGGAACTCAAAACACAGGCGGCGGTGGCGGCGGCGGTGCAGCAACATTTGCAGGTGGCAATGGTGGTTCTGGAGTAATCATTCTTAAATATCCAGACACTTACACGGCAACATTTTCAGGTGGAGTTACACAATCCACCGCAGCACCATCAGGCGGATTCAAAGTTTCAACAATTACAGCCGCAGGCGTATCTGACACAGTGAGTTGGTCATAATGGCGCACTACGCATATTTAGATGAAAACAATATCGTGACGATGGTAATTGTCGGTCGCGATGAAGATGATCTTATCGAAGGCGTTACATCATGGGAAGAATACTATGGCGCAATTCGTACAAGCTATAACGCAGCGACAAACGGATTTCGCTATAACTACGCCGGCATCGGTTACACATACGATCCTATTGACGATGCCTTCATAGCGCCTCAACCTTGGCCTTCATGGATATTAGATTCCAATAAGCAATGGGTCGCACCGAAGCCAATGCCAGAAGAAGATGGCAAATTATTTGCATGGGATGAGGAATCCTTATCTTGGATCGAAAGCGAAAATTTGGCTCCTTAAATGGGATACCAGGAAGGCGACTGCACCCGGGAACCAACCCGGACGATCGATGACGCCGTCGACGAAATAGAAGCATCGGGGATCTAGAAGAAACCAGGAGAGAAGAATGGCCTCATCAAAACAACTTACTGTCAATTCAACCGCCCAGATTCTTATTGAATCCTACGGAGAGAACCGCCGAGTCATTCTACGAAACAGCAACGACCATCCCTGCTTTCTCGGCGGAGCCGATGTCACTAGCACGACAGGCATGCAATT